GTACGCTTTTAATTTTAACCCCTCATGTTAACTGGACTGACTTCACGCGAACCTATTCGAGCGCAAGCCAGTTGCTTGATGATGGATTTGATAGCACAGACGATGCTTATATAGCAGCACTTTCAGCATTTTCACAGAATCCTAGTCCAACACAAATAAAAATAGGCCGTCAACAAGTCGATAGTGTTGGCATCTCTATTGATACCGTAATCGATAATACAGCTTACGACATGACAATTGCAGGTGTTCTGTTCTCGTTTAATTCTGGAGCAGCTGCTACAGCGGAAATCATAGCCGCCGGTTTGGTTTCATTAATCGCCTTAGACGCCAACGGATAACCTTGATGGGACGTTTACGCTTTTAGCCGATGTTTCAGGTGATCCTTACGCGGTTTCAATTGTTGGGATTAATTTCAGTATTATAAAACCACTGGTTTCAGTGGGGTTAATTGCTAGTGACTTAGCCGCGATACAGCAAGCCGATCCTGATTGGTATGCCTTGGTGATTACTCAAAGAGATGCAACAAATGTCACTGATACGGCGGCATGGATTGAGGCGGAAATAAAAATATTTTTATCATCTTCAAACGATGCTGAAATATTAAACCCTATAAGTACAACAGACATTGCTTATACATTAAACGCAGCGGCTTACGAGCGTTCAGGTATTTTATTTTCAAACGACTATTTAAAATATCCAGAAGCGGCATGGTTAGGAAGACAATTACCAACGGACGCGGGTTCATCAACGTGGATGTTTAAAACGTTGGCCGGTATTACGTTTGATAGTTTAACCGATACGCAAAGTCAGGCAGCACGGGCAAAAGAGGCTAACACCTATGAAAAGATTGGTGGGGTTAATATTACTCGTGAAGGAACAATGGCGAATGGTGAATATATCGACATCGTTCGTGGTGTTGATCAGCTTCAGGCGACAATGACGGAAAATATTTACGAGCTTTTAGTTAATCAACCAAAAGTTCCATACACCGATGCTGGTATTGCTTCCGTTGAGGCGGCGGTTAAATCTGCTTTAACAGCAAGCCAAGACAGCGGATTTCTTGCGATTAATCCGCCTTATATTGTCACCGTTCCGTTAGCGTCTGAAGTTTCAAATGCAAATAAGGTGGCAAGATTTTTACCTGATGTTAAATTTTCTGCAACGTTACAAGGTGCAATTCATAAAATTAAAGTTCTTGGTGTAGTTTCGCTTTAGTTATTTTTTTTAGCAATTTTTAAACATGGAGGTTTAAAAAATGGCTGTTAAAACATATGACCCAAAACAAGTTCAACTGATTATAGGACTTGTACCGATTAGCGGTTTCGCTGATGGTGAGTTTATTAATATTGAACGTGATGAAGACACTTTTACCAAAATTTCTGGCGCTGATGGTGAAGTAAGCCGCGCAAAATCAAATAATAAAATGGGTGAACTTTCTGTGATTTTGTTACAGACAAGCGCATCAAATGACATACTTTCGGCGTTTATGTTAGCTGATGAGTTAGCAAATAGCGGTGTTATTCCCATTTTTATAAAAGATTCACTTGGTTTAACTACTCTATTTGCCGCTGAGGGTTGGGTCAAAAAACCACCTGCAATTACTTTCGATAAAGAAATCGGTGAACGTGAATGGGTTTTTGATCTTGCTAACGTTGATATTTTTGTCGGTGGCAATTAATGGAAAATAAACAAACGATAGCGAAAGTGAAAGAGAAAACGATTAATGGCAATAAATATGTCGTAACAAAATTCACCGCTCGTAAATCGGTTCACGTTTTATGGGAACTAGGAAGAACGGGGATACCGGCATTTGTTAAAGCAATTAGTTCAATGGAAAATATAAAATCATCTAATCGATCAATTGATAGTGATAGTTTAACAAAGGCATTCGAAATGCTTTTTGAAAAATGCGATCACGACAAAATAGATTATATTATTGATGAATTATTATCATTAACCTTTGTTAACGGTCAACCATTGTTACCACAATTAGACCTTATCTTTCAGGGTGAGCTTGATGTTATGTTCAAAGTACTAGCGTTTTCATTTGAGGCTAATTATGGAAGTTTTTTAGGCGCGGAAAAAATAAAAAAAATGTTCACAGGAGACAGTCAAGCGGAAGTTATACCCTTGAATTAAGCGATGATATAAAGAGAGAGTGGATTATTTGGCGATTAGTTTTTGAAAATGTTTGCACTTTGTATGAGCTAGAGACTAACTGGGATATAGACGACGCAGCAAAAGCAAATGAAATATTAGATGAAAAGGAATTCATTGAAATGAAGCAAATGGAAAAGGCTAATAAAAAGTGATTGTCCGAGAGCTATTCACTACATGGGATTTTAATGTTGATTTTAAAACCCTTAATAAAATGGATAAAAAAATCGGTAAAATAATCGATAATACCGAAAATGTTGGAAAAAACTTTGGGCGTATGTCGGAAAATGTGCGTAATGCAGGCCTAAAAATGACCGCATTTTTGACCGTACCTATTGCCTTGTTCGGGTTTGCAACATTACGAGCGGCGGGTAATTTTGAAGCAAGTATGAACCGCGTAGGAGCATTAACACAATCAACAGGAGATGAATTTGATAAGCTAAACGAAAGAGCCAAAGACTTAGGCGCAACAACACAATTTACCGCAACGCAGGCGGCGGACGCTATGTCATTTCTAGCACAGGCCGGATTAAAAACAAAAGATATATATAACGCAATGCCGGACGCGTTAAACCTTGCAGGTGCGGCACAAATTGATTTTGCAACGACAGCCGACATTGTGACTAATGTAATGTCAGGAATGGGTATTGCTTCTGAAAATTTAGGTGAAGTCGTTGACATATTAACGAAAACTTTTATCAGTTCAAACACTGATCTTTCTCAATTAGGCGAGGCCATGAAGTTTGCCGCACCTGTAGCAAAGGGTTTCAATTTAAAATTAGAAGAAACGGTTGCAATATTAGGACTGATGGGTAACGCAGGTATTCAGGCTAGTTTAGCCGGTACAAGTTTGCGCGGCGCATTAACAAGGTTAAGCGCGCCAACCGGCGCAATTGCAAAGATACTTTCCCGCCTTGGTGTTCAAACAAAAGATGGTGCAGGTGGTATAAGAAACCTTGTTGACATCATGATAGATTTAGAAAAAGCGGGCGCAACAAGTTCAGAAATTATGCAAGTTTTTGGGTTAAGAGCCGGTCCTGGTATGTTGTCATTGTTAGAGAAGGGAACGGATTCAATAAAAGAATTTATAAAAGTACTTTCAGAATCAGGTGGCACAGCAAAAGAGATTCAGAGAAGACAGCTTGAAGGTTTAAACGGTGCAATATTAGCATTAACAAGTGCATTTGAGTCTTTACAGCTTGCGATTGCCGATAGTGGTTTATTGAAATTTTCTACAAAAGTGATTAAAAACCTAACCAAATTTTTTAGAAAGTTAGCAAAAACTAGCAAGGAAGCGTTAAATTTTGTCGTAGTTTTGTTGGCTATTGTTGCTGTTTTCCCGCCTATGTTATTAGGTTTAGGATTAATGGGGTTAGCTTTAAAAGGTGTCGTTACTGGTTTCGCGTTAGCAAAAACTGCAATGTTAGCGTTTAGAAAGGCATCAGTAAGAACCATTCTGTTATGGATAGCTGTACCGATTGCAATAGCTATTGGTGTTGCATTAATCACCGCCATTTTTGAAGATATGTTTGCATTTTTTATTGGCGGTGAATCTGTAATCGGTGAAATATTTAAAAGCTTAGGCGCTTCTCAGACTCAAGTTGAAGAATTTGGAAAGCTTACAAGTGCTGTATTCGGCACTTTATTTGATTGGGCGGTAACAATTAGCGAAGTAATCACAGCTATTTTATTAGTTGGTTTTATTGCGGTTTTTAAGTCTGCAAAAGAATTTTTTAAATTTTTGAATGGTGAAGATTCATCAATAAGTGATCTTCTTGATGACCTTGGAATATTAGGTACATTATTAAAATTGGTATTTCAAGAACCATTAAAAGAAGTTAAAGAGTTTTTCGGGTGGTTAAATAAGATAGGAAAACTTGCAGGTGGTGCGTTATTTGATTTATTTGGCGATTCACTATTAGACAAACCCAATGGACAAACGGTAGGCGCTAAATTATTAGAGTCAGGATTAGGCTCTTTGGATAAAGTTTTTGTTCCTCCTACCGTTTCAAAAAGTGTTAATACCGGTGGAACTATAGCCAATAGTGTTAATGTGGAAGTGAATTTAAAAGGTGATTCGAGCACTGAACAAGTGAAAGATGTTTTAGACGCTACCGAAAAATCAGTTGCTAGTGCATTGGAAAAAGCTAATAGGCAAGCAATGAACGAATTACAGGTTGTAAACTAATGGCGCTAGAATTCTTATTACCAAATAGACCACAAGCGCAATTTATTGGTTTTACCGTTATCCAATTCGATGCAAGCATTAGCGAAAGTCATGTTTATTCGGCTAATGTTACACAAAATCCAGTCGAGAATGGTGCAAATGTTACTGATAATATTGTTGTGAATCCAGTTAGTTTAACAATGAATGGTTTTATAACCGATACTCCAGTAAAAATATTACTTAACGTTTTAAATCCACGAGAAAAATCAGGTTCAGACTCTTTATCAAAAACGGCACATGATGAATTAGTGGGATTGTTTAATAGTAAAACACCATTTACGGTAATCACTGGACTAAAAAAGTATGAAAACATGGTTTTAACGAATTTAACTTTTCCAAGAGATTCAAAAACAGGTAAATCGGTTCGTTTTAATTGTACGTTAACAGAAATTATATTGGCAAAATTTACGGTTGAATCTATTGAGACAGAAAATGTTAGTGAAAGGCTAGAAACAAAAGATCAAAGCGGCAAGGACGTACAAAAAGGTTCACAAAACACAACAGATGCAAATCCATCACAAGAAAGTTATCGTTCAGTAGCACATAGTATATTATTTTAAGGGAATAAAATGGTTATCATTCCGAATTTTGATTTAAACGGATATGTTGAAACGATAGTGCTAGATGGTTTCGCCTATGAGTTTGGTTTTCGTTGGAATACGCGTGATAATTCTTGGAGCATGTCAATAGCAAAAGAAAACGTTTTACTGTTAGCCAGTGTGAAAATAGTTTCAGGGTTTGAATTAATCAATTTATATAAAAATATATTGTTACCTGATGGATTTATTTATAGTTTGGATTTGCAAAATATCCAACGTAATCCAAACCGGAATGAATTGGGAAGCGTTGTTCAGATTGGATTTGCAACGACGCAAGAGGCCATTGATAATGCCCTTGTTTGATAGGCTTGCAAGTGTACTTTTAACTGTTGAAAGTAAAACGACTATTATCGATCAGGTTAGAATAAGTTTTATCTGTGAAAAAACAGGTGTTGCCACAAAGAATAACGCAACGATTAAAATATACAATTTAGCTGATAAAACGCGGGATTTAATTAATACAAAAGAAGCGGAAATTACTTTAAAAGTTGGTTATAGGTTAGATGCTGGAGAACAAATATTATTTAAAGGCGATATTTTTTATACACGTACTGATTTTATAGCGCCTGATTTAATAACAGAAATAGAACTAAAAGACGGCGGAAATAAGTTACGCGATGCTAGATTGAACCAGTCATTTGAAGCTGGTACAGGCGCAAATGAAATTATGAATGCGTTAATAAAAGAAACAAAACTAACAGTGGATGAAATCAGTGTTGATTTAAAGGAATCTTTTAGCAATGGTTTTAGTGTAACCGGCTTAGTAAGTGACTCATTGACAAAATTATTAGGTAAATTTGGGGTAGATTGGTCAGTTAATAACGGTGAAATTTTAGTGACGGATAAAAATAAAGCAAGTTCAAAAGAAATCGTCATTTTAAATCCAGCGACTGGATTAATTGGTTTACCTGCTTTTTTAGTTGATGATAAAAATGTTTTACCTGATGCACAAAATCCGAATAAAAAAATTAAAATAACATCTTTATTAATTCCATCTATTCAGGCTAAACAAAAAATAAAACTTGAAAGCCGAGTATCTGAGGGCGTTTATGTTGTTGATACGGTTATACACTCAGGAGATACGCACGGAAACGAGTGGTTATCTGACATTGAAGCAACAAGCATATGAGGGCAACGCTAAACGATGTAATTAATTTAAGCATCGATAACAGATTGTCGAACGTACATACCGCCTTACCTGCAACCGTTGAAAAATATGATGCGGCTACGCAATTGGCTAATGTAAAACCCAACATTATGCGTAAGTATAACGATGGTTCACTTGATGATTTGCCAATCGTTGTTAATTGTCCGGTTGTTTTTCCATCAGGTGGCGGTGGTTTATTATCGTTTCCCGTCAAAAAAGGCAAAAAAGGCGATAAATGCCTTTTATTATTATGTGAACAATCGCTCGATGTTTGGATTAGCAAAGGCGGGAACGTTGACCCGCTCGACAAACGGCGATTCGATCTAAGTGATGGCATTGCATTAATGGGCATGTTTTCGGTTCCTGATGCGGGTTTGGCTGATCCTGATAGCGTTGTTCTCCAAGATATAAACGGCTCAAAAATAAAATTGAATCCTGATAAGTCGATTGAAATTATTTCAGGCAATGGCGAAAAATTTATTTTATCGGGTGATGGTGCAATCGTTTTGGAATCAGCAGGCGGTGCAAAATTAAGCTTGAACGCGGACGGAAAACTAGCGTTAGGTAATTCGGTTGACGAAATATTAACCATACTAGATGATATTTTATCTGAGCTACAAATTACATTGACCGCGACTTCTATCGGTTCCCAACCGTTTATTAATGCGGCAAATTATGGCGTTATTCAGTCGCGCCTTGCTCAAGTGAAAGGTGTTCTATAATGCCAATGAATGGCACAAATTTGGGTAACGAGATTGCCGCCGCGCTGGAGAGTCTAGGCGTTTTAAACCCTGATGAATCAGCGGCGGATATTGAACCGATTTGGCAAGCGATAGGAAACGCGGTAGTTTCACATATTCAAAGCAATGCGGTTGTTAGCACCAATACCACCGGCAATGGACTTGCAACACTCCCCGTTCAAGTCGTTGTCGCTACTGGAACGGGTGCGACGACCGCGCCCGATGTCATTACAGGAACAGGGACAGGGACGGTGGCTTAATGTTTATTGATGTTATTTATATCGTAAGCCATATACACCAATAGCCCAAAAAATGAAAAAGCAAATAAATAAGGCAACCAAGACATATACATTTATCTTTCTCCTAATATTTTAATTTGTCTTTTGATAGAAAAGTGAACAATTATTATTGCAATTAAAAGTAAACTTAATAATACAGATACAAGAACAATATTATAATCAATTGATTTTGTTAGATTAATAAATAACCAACCAATTGAGCTAAAAACAGCAATAACCAAATAATTAAGAATATTTTTCAAATATCCGATTTGTTCTTTGATTTTGTCATTATTCATAAACAAAGCATAGCAAATCTAACAAAATAAGTCAAAAAGTTGACGCAAATATGACCATAGATATACAGATTACAAACGATGGTGACATAGACTTAAGTAATAACGCGTTTATGTTAGCAACCGGAATCGATTACATTAAACAAAAATTATCGATTGTTTTACGCTCATTTTTGGGCGAATGGTTTTTGGATATTAGCGTGGGAATTCCCTATTTTGAGGACATTATGAAAAAAGATTTTGATCCGGCAAGGGTTGAATCTGTTTTAAAGTCTGCAATTTTGTCTGTTCTTGGTGTTAACCAGATCACCGCATTTGATATGAATTTAGTTAACCCGCGTAATTTGGTTGTTACGTTTACGGTTAATACTGATTTTGGTGAATTAAACATCACTGAATCGTTAACTTAATATCAATTTGATATTAATATGATATTAGTTTGATATTATATATAGGAAAAACAAAACAGATGGAAAAACAAAACAGATTTATTGACCAATTAACGCCACGTATGGCGATTAATAACAAGCATATTTATCACAAGGACGTGAATAATGGCTTTTGGAATTACACCACAAGGTTTCATTCGTAAGCGATTAGCCGATATAAGACCGGAATTAATTTCACAATTCGAGGCGGAATTCGGTTCGATTGATGTTAGCGCCGGTTCGGTTTTCGGCGTAATTATTGGCATTATGGCAAAGGAATTCGCGGATGAATGGGAACTGCTAGAAGCGGTTTATTTTTCGCTTTATCCTTCAAGCGCGGACGGTACTAGCCTTGATAATGTTGGTGATTTTACCGGTGTTAAACGATTAGCCGCTA